TGCAGTGTGCTACCCGACAGCGGACACGCCTAGCGTTTTAAGACTGCTTTCGTCTACCGTCTTTCCGATTGTCGTCAGGACGGCTTGCGCCGCTACCCTGAGTGACCACTTGGTAGTAAGTATCTACCAACTGCTCTGGATTTAACATATCACGTTGAGTTCCAAACTCTATCGCAATACGCAAACATTCCAATCGTACTTCTGTACGAGTAAGGCCGCTATCCATGAATCATCCCCATTAGGTCAGACATACGAGCAACCGCTTGCTGTCTCCCTGTAGGGTTCTTCTTATCCCAATACGCATGAGACTTGTCATTTAACATGGCATCTATCTCAGCTTGCGCTTGTTGTGCGGACATACCCAATGCAGAAGTGCTTTCTGAAATTGTATCTTCACTGGTTACATTTTGCCTAAATTCTGCAATTTTTGCAAATGCCTTTATTACTTCTGGGTTATTACCTAGCTTTGAACCGTCAGCTAATTGTAATTCCATGATGTCGCCAGCCTCAAATTGGTCTACAACTTTTTGTGCAGATTCAACTTTAGCATCAAACTTATCGCCCCACTCTGACTGCAAAGAAGCAGATGCTTCTTCTAATGCCCTAGCGTTAGCATCGTTAGCCGCACTAACATCGTTCTGCACAACAGAGCGATAATAGTCCAACACACCTTTAGCTTGGTCTGGATTTAGGCGTAGCTTGTGAGCTATCTCAGAATACTCAGTAGCACGTTCTTCAGTTAGAACATTGCCATCTGCCGCGATGCCGTACTTGTCTGGTGTATCTGGCCTACCTAAACGATTATAAATACCGTCTAAGTCCTCATCTGTTGGGTTGACTGGCAAAGCAATCTTGTCTGCGCCAATCAAACGCTGTGCATTAACGTATGACCTAGCAAGATTATCCACATCCTTAATCGGTGCTAGGCTTGGGTGTTGTCTTAAATCTTCTGGAATTAAACTCAAGAAGTCGTTACCAGATCCGCCTTGTGCAACTTCAGCAGGAGTTTCAATAGAAACTGGTGCTACCTCTTGTGCTTCCGGCTGGACTGCCTGTTCTGCTTCTGACATTATTGATCCTCTTTCATCATGTTATAAATATGCAGTAACACTGCTCTCTTGCCTTCCTCAAAGGCCGTAGCGTTGGCATCGCCAGCTACATAACTAGAAGAACGCCAATTACAACGTGCCTCTAGATCTCCCAACACTTGCTTACCAGCTTCACCAGTAAACAAGTCATTATACATTAACCGTAGCTTTGCTGGGTCTTGCATTACTTCTGTACCATCCTAACTGCTTGTGCCGCTTGTGCCGCAGTATATACATCTTCTTGTTCTGACTGTCTCTCAGCCATCTGAGCTTGTTGCTGTGCCCTTGCTTCCCTTGTCTGCTGTATCTGGCTCTCAGAGTTAAGAACCGTCTTAGGAACGCCCAGAGCGTCAGTAATGTGCCTTACAAGTCCATCAGGGTCTACATGGTCGCCAACAGGGAATGACTGTCCAAGTGGCAACAATATCTCAAGAGCCTTCATAGTATTGTTAAGACTGCTAGACTTCTGTGCCCTTGCAAGTGGAGATACATAATCAATATCCACATCACGCCCCTGTAGTATCTCTGGTGGTTGTGCCAGCATTTCATCACGCAACATAAGAGCAAAAGTACGGTCAATCAATGGACGCAACATTTCATTCATCAATCTTCCTAGTACAGGGCCAATAACCCTCATACGTTCTTCTTGCCTTTGGATAACTTCCGTAGCAGTCATGTTTACATTACCGCCAGACAATAGCTGGTCTACATAGAACGCAGAACGAATAGCCATACGCCGCTGTTCTTCCATCTGTAGGCCAATAGGTATGTTAGCACCTACGTTCAGAGGGGTGATAGTGTCTCTGCTACCAGCCCTATAAAAATTGAGGCCGCCCGGATTTGTTCGGATCGGGAGGATAAATCCGTCATCCGGCACCAGAAGTGGTGGATCAATCTGCTTCTGCGCCGCTTGGATGATGGTCTTAGACATAAGATTAAGCATCTTCACATCTGGCAACGCCACCATAGCGGGCGACCTTCCCATCGTTTCCCCAGTTGCCTTGAGGAAGCGCGGAACAACGTAAGGAAATTCTTGGAAGCCCTTTATAGAAATAGGCATCTTGCTTTCCATGCAAATATAAACAGAAGCAAACGGCATGTTAGCACTATCCATCTTTGATGAATCACGGTCATACCTTGGCGTTACAGCGTGAAGCATTGTTACTTCATCGTCTGGTCTTTTGTCGTACACCTTGCGGATATAGTCAGTTACGTCATCATAACCAAACCGCAACACAGCTTGACGGGCGGGTATCTTGTATTTTCTAAATACAGTGTCAACCAACCCGTACTGGTTCTCAGCAATGTGGTATTCTGAAATATGCCTTGTGCTGAAGCGTAGTTGATTACCTTCCATCTCCACAAACATGCAACCAGTACCAAACACAACTAAGTCAACATACATCTCATGGATTTCTGTTTCAAAGTTAGATTGATTGAAGGCACGGATCATTCTTGTGCTTGTATCTTCTAACCAAGCTTGAACTTCATCTGTCCTGCCAACATCTTGATCTTTCATCGCAAGGTGGAACCAAGGCGTTGCACCACTGGTCAGCATCCCGTGTAAAGAAGCAGATAATAGGTCTACAGCCTGTAGTGCTGTGCCATCAAAGATTTGCTCCATACGCTTCTCGCCTTTACTGCGCTTGCGCACAATGTCAGCTTTGCGTGGTAGCATGTAATCAGCAAGCTCTTGGAAATGGTTTTGCCAGTTTTCGCGCTGGCCTTCCAAGGCACTAAACCTTGCTATGATGCCTTTGATGTCATCCATTTCTTTATCCTAACAATGTAGACTTTTGTGTTGTAGCTGGCCTTGAACTACCAGTTAGCCCAGCCACGACTGTAGCACCAGCACCTTTGCGCCGCTTACGCTCTTCCATCGTTGCCTCTTCAGACAAAGCCGCCGCTTGTGCCATATCTGGCTCTGGCGGGGGCGGAGGTGGTGGGGGCGGAGTTGGGATAGATGGTTTCATAAAAGACATATCAAATCCTACCTCTGTGTGTTTCTTACAAGGATGCCTTCGCCAAAGTCACCAGCACCGCCAAACCTTTTACCGCGTGTTCGGCGTTTAGCACTTAGCACGGGTTCGTCTGGCACAACTTCTGGCGTAACTTCGGGGGTCACTTCTGGTGTTTGCGGGGTGCTTGGTGGATTTTCTCCACGGCTATCATCTCTGGTTCTAGGGTCTTTCTGACCGTAAACTAAAGTTCCGTAGGCTCTTGGGTCGCCTTCTGGCCTTCCAGTGTACCTACCTGATTTGTCCGTTGCGCCAACTAAAGTGCCGCCCTTGGTAAACACAGCTTTGCCGCCACCCTTCAAAACACTTTCAATGTTGCTAAGATTAAACTGACTTACCATGCCACCGACTATGCCAGCAGTAGTTGGTATAGTTACGTTTCCAACCTTGATGCCACCGCCAGTAGCAGAAGCTTGTCTTTCGCTAATCTGCCTGTAAGCATCAGCAGTAGCTAGGCTATCTTCTATCCTAGCTTGCTCTTGCCTAGCCTTGTCTTTTTTAGCCTGTATTGTTGAAGGACGGCTTTGATAAGGCCCGTCACTTCTACCACCGCCGCTATCGCCGCCACCGCCACCGCCCATGATCTACTCCTTTAAAGCATGAAACCCGATTTTATTCTTCTCAGTACGCAACCAAAAACATTGCTCGTACCCCATAGAACATATCAGATTTTTCAAACAACGGAAAGATGTAGCAATATCACGCACACCCCCCAGACATATAAAGTCTATAATCCATATATCTTTGCCGTTAGCATAGTACCCCTCAACAGGGAATGTGTTGGTTCTAAAATACTCCTGCACATGGCTTTCTTCTGGGAAAGCAAAGGTAGCAAAAAAGAATAAACCTTCATCATCATCTGCGCCAGTTACGAACTGACCTAAGACCATTGGCGTATGTATATGATTATCAACACTTTCTTCATCCCAGACGCAATGATACGGGCTACTAGCAACCATACTCATTATCTTGTCATAGGTTTCTTCTGTCATATCGAAAACGGGTTATACTCATTTACCGCCATTTGTTGCGGAGGTTTGACCATAGTTTGTCTATTCTCCAACCCAATAGCCAGATACCTAAACGCATCCGCGCTGTGGCTCGTAAAATCATGTTTCGGGTGATCTCTAAAAACTTTTCTTTTGTCATCCCACTCCTGCCTATACTGCCGCAACATCTCTAGCCCTATCTGACATTTATCTCTGTCAAAGTATGTCTTAGGTATAGCAAGCCTTGCGGCGTTAATGCCATCTATAATCTTCATCTTAGGAACAACCCTAAATCTAATACCAAGGTTAAGCGCAGTTTCTATTCTTGACTTACCGCTACCTAATTCTCTAACCTCAATATCGTGTGGGGCCAAGTGGTCGCCCCAATGGTATTCTTTGCTCCGTAATACTTCGGCGTAGTGATCCAGCCCCACACCGCTGTTCTCATAATAATCTATAATATGAATAGTTCCGCTTCGGTATATTTGTGCAAACCAAATAGCTGTGGAATCATTTATCCCCAGATCCCAAGCAGTATGCACAGGAAACGCAGGGTCATACGGCACCCGTGTTATTCTATCTTCTGCTTCTGCCTTCTCAAGCAACTTGCCGTAGTACGCCCCTATGATAGAAGCTGTAAAGGAACATTCAAATTCCTGCTCATACTGTTCTGGTGTCATCATAGACTTAGCGGCATCAAGTTCCTCTTGCTTAACAATCTGTGACTCAGAAGCCTTAACAACCTGATAGTACCAATCTTGCGAACCTTCTTTTACTTCAGACTTAGCTTGTTCCAGTAGGTCAAAGAAATGGTTATGTCCGGCTGGCGTACCTAAGAATACAGCCCCACCCTGTCTGTCTCATAAAGCTGGTCTAACAAACTCATTCCAAACTCTAGGGTT